TTACGGTCAATACTTCTACGGCAAAGGGTTGTATGGAAGAGAAAGACCAAGCACAGGTGTTGTTGATACTGGTGATAGCTGGACATTAGATACATGGGGACAAGACCTGCTAGCTGTTAACACGCATGAGGGTAGTTTGTATGAGTGGGATAGGACAGGCAACGCTACTGAGATAACAGGTGATAGCGAGCTGCCTACATCGAACAAATCTCTTGTGGTTACAGAAGAAAGGTTTTTGTTAGCTCTTGGTGCTGATGGCAACCCACGCAAGGTAAAGTGGTGCGACAGAGAAGATTATTCAGTATGGGATCCAGCTGCAACTAACGAAGCTGGCGACTTTATTTTAGATACTGTTGGCAAAATTGTTCTAGGCATACAGGTGCGTGGTAAAACGCTAATTGTTACAGACGTAGACGCGCATACTGCCTCATACAGTGGCCCGCCAGTAGTTTTTGGATTTGAAAAGGTCGGGTTTAATTGTGGCGCTGCCTCTCAAGGTTGCGCTGTATCCTTAGACAGTGGCGCTATGTGGATGGGAACAAACGGGTTTTATAACTTTAACGGTCAGGTCGTGCAGGAAATGCCATGCGATGTGTTTGATTACGTGTTTAAAGATATAAACTTAGAGCAAAAGCACAAAATCACAGCAGTGCAAAATAGTTTATTTGATGAAGTTTGGTGGTTTTATCCAAATGGCTCATCGACAGAAAATAACAGATACGTTGTATACGATTACAAAGAAAATCACTGGAACATTGGGCAATTAGACAGGACTGCTGCATTTGATGCTGGCGTGTTTTCTTCTCCATTCTGGTTCAGCGCAGAAGGCATAATGTATCAACATGAGACAGGGTATAATCATGACCATACAGTTGATGGCGTTATAGTTGGAGCATATGCGGAAACAGGGCCAATTGAGGCAGGTAGTGGTGATAACGTAATTAACGTAACAAAAATAATACCAGAGCAGGCAAACCCTACAGGAACATTTCAGTTTGCTTTAGTTACGCGCAACCATCCTAATGACATCGAAACGACACATGGCCCATATTTGGGCAGCAATGAAACTAATGTGCGTCTTCAGGCTCGGCAGCTTAGGTTACGCATCATTCCTTATGTTGGTGTAGTAGATTTTGGCAAAGTCGCACTTGAGGCTTTACGCGCAACAGTAGGTTTGTCTACGGTTGCAGATGTGGGCATCACAAAAATAAACGGCCGATACGTATATGATGCAAACAATGATGGTAAAGTGAGTAGCGCTGATGCGAGCGCTTTTTTACTACACGATGCTTATGAAACAGGTATCGGTGGTGGTGCTTATGATTTATACGCTGACACTGTAGTTAGAGACTATATAACAGCGAATGTTCCTGCAACACTTTCCCTATTCAAGGCTAGCGCAGAATCAAGTGGCAAAGACTGGGTAGCAGGGACAATCAAGCTAGAAACTAAACTGGGCGGTGGGAGATGAGTTACAGCAACAGACCACCACCAGTTAATGGCAACATTAATACATGGGGTGAGCGGTTAAATGACTGGCTTGTCAGAAACCGCAGTAAGTTAGCTTATTATCTTACAGGGCAGCCTGCCACAGAGGATGGCATTTTGTTGTGGGATGCTGCCAACAGTAGAATATTAGTTTCTTCCAATAATGCGTGGGTTGAGGTTGGCGGTGGTGGCGGTGGTGGCTCTATCACTAATTACCTAAGAGATGATGCTGACGACACAACATCCTTTAGGCTGACAATGGGCGGTCTAACTGTAGACACTAATACCTTATATGTGGACAGTGTTAATAATGCGGTCGGCATAGGCACAACAGATCCATCTGAAAAACTTGAAGTGGTTGGCAACGTAGAGGCTACAGAGTTTATTGGCGATTTACGTGGCGCGGTAGTTTTTAAGGCTAAAGCAGGCGAAGCGCTTGCAATAGGTGATGTGGTATACATATCTGGCATAGATGGCAATACTACTGTAGTGAATAAAGCAGATGCGGATGATGCTACTAAGATGCCTGCCTTTGGTTTAGCTGCAAATTCTGTAAGCAATAATGCAAATGTAGAAATTTACACTTTTGGTACACTAGCTGGCGTAGACACTAGCAGCTATACAGAGGGTGATGAGTTATTTGTAGGCACTACTGCTGGAGCACTTGTATCTACAGCACCTACAGGAGAAGGCTCACTTGTACAAAAAATAGGCAAAGTAACAAGGTCACACGGCTCTGCTGGGTCAATTAAGATTATGGGCGCAGGGCGTACAAACGCCACTCCCAATCTAAACAATGGCAACTTTTTCTTAGGCGACAGCAACAATCAGGCAGTAACAATTAGCTTTGCTACAGCAGTTGCAGCAGCTGAGACTAGTCACACTAACGTATTAGTAGATGGAGACTTTGCTAGCGCTGGCTTAATGAAACGAGATGCTACTTCAGGCTCGTATTCTATAGTTACAGACAACTCTGGCAACTGGAATACTGCTTACGATTGGGATGACCACAGTACGCAAGGTTATTTAACAGCACATCAAGACATCTCAGGTAAAGCAGACCTATCAGGTGCTACGTTCACTGGCTCTATTACAGCACCAAATGTAGACATAAGTACATCAGGTACAGTTACTACTAATATTGCTACAGGTACAGGCGGTTCAGGTAATACTAAGACAGTTAACATAGCTACTGGATATAGTACAGGCGGCACAACAACAGTTAACATAGCTCCAACTAGCTCAACAACCACAAAGCAAATTAACCTTAATGGCAATGTATCTGTTGACGGTGATATTACAGTTACAGGTACAGTAGATGGCGTTGATGTTGGTGAGTTAAAGTATAGCGATACAAAATACTTTTCACTTAGAGATGGTTACACTGAACATTTAAGCACAACATATAAAAACATTCCTTTATATAATTATATTTTTGATAAAGCGACTCCAGTGGCTACTGTGCGAATATTAGACCTTACAGCAGAAGTTAATTGGCTTGATACAATATATAACGGTTCTGAGTATCAAAATGATTTACAAGTGCAATGTACGCTTGTTGTTCCGTCTGGCACAACAAACGCTGTAAGTTTAGGCTCAGTAACTCCAACAAGTGGCGGTGGATATGTTGTTGGCAGCTCTTTTCACGGATGGTATTTTGTTTCAGGAGATGTGACGCATTACTTTAATGACTTCGGAAGAATACACGAAAACAGTAGTGGCGGCTCATTTGAAAGAACGCTTTATGCATATCAATACGACATAGATCAAGACAGAACATATTTTAGCATTTCTACTTACCCTTCTGGGTATTCTACAGGGACAACTTTGTATTGGCATCCCTATGCTTGGGAGTCGGCAGGTACACTGCTAAATGATTTTCGGTATGCAGATGAAAAAGGTAGAAGTGGTCAAGAACCATTAAATTTTAGATGGAAAGTAGCTTATGATGACCGAGCATTAAAGTATCAACTGAAAATTAAAGAGCTGTCAGCCAGCAGTACACAGCCAGACAGAGGGCAAATAGGACAGTCGATGCTAAAAATAACGAGACAAGAGCCTTAAACATGATCGTAGCATATACTAGAATAGGCAGTGAAAACAGAATCGAAACAGTGATTCACGAAGAGTGTGACACTAAAGCAGAAGCTATTGCAGTTGCAGATGCATTAGCGTTAGCTTCAGTGGATAATGAAGGGGTGCTAGAGGTGCTGAGAGGCACTAGAATATCTGACACCGAGGTTAAATACAACGTACAACACGAAATACCTCGATAACTTAAAAAATGGTATAATCAGACCCTATGAGCATAGACGCAGAACTAGATAGATGCCGCAAATGGATTGAAGCTGCTTTAGCCTATAGTGGCGGCACGCACGAATATGAAGATATTGTAGAGGGAATACACGCTTTACGGTATCAGTTTTGGCCAGCAGAGAAGGGATGCGCTGTAACAGAGATTATAGAATACCCAAGAAAGAAGGTATTTCATGTGTTTCTAGCAGGCGGTGAGATGGATCAAATTGTTGACATGGAAAGCTCAGCAGCAATATTTGCTAAACACAACGGCTGTCAGGGTATGTCATTAGCAGGCAGAAAAGGTTGGACTAAGGTTTTAAAAGAACACGGGTGGAGCGAAGCCTTCACCACATTAGCGAAGGAGCTATAGCATGAGTGGCGGCAAAGGCGGTAGCAATACTACAACAGCAAGCATCCCAAAGTGGGCAGAAGAGCCTACAAAAAGAAACTTAGCGCGGTCAGAAGTTGCTCAGCAAGTAGGCTATCAGCCTTACATGGGTGCTGACCTAGCTGCGGTTAATCCAACACAAATGTCTGCTATGCAAAACCAGCTAGATGCTGCAAGTGCCTTTGGGTTATCTGCACCTTCTACACCGATGCAGGGTATGCCAGAGGCGCAAGACTTTGGTGGCGGTATGATGGGCTACAGTGCATTTCCGCTGTTTGAGCAAGCTCAGCAAGAACTAGCTAGAAAGAATCCAGAGCAACAAGAAATTTATGACAGTTTGTTTGGCAATCCTGACCCAGCAGATACAAAATTGATAACAGACCAAGACAGGTTCGACCAGATGTATGCTGAGAATCTGAAGTCAAGAAAACGCGGCAGAGGGAGATGGGGATAATGGCACATTCAGCGGGACAAGCAGCAATAGCGGGGGCGAAGCCAGAAGGTTCAACAGGTTTTCTCGCTTCTCCAGCGCCAGCATCAGGTGGCAAGGGCGGGGCTAATTTAAATAGTACAGGGCAGCCAAACGTGTACAAAACTATCCCTGATTCAGCTTACCACGTACCCTTAACACCAGAGGCAGCACCTGCACCAGCAGCAGCACCAGCAGCACCAGCGGAAGCAGCAGGTCTAAACGAACTAGGAGCACCAGCAGCACCAGTAGCACCAGCCGAAACTCAAATGAACAACCCAACTGCTCCTAATGTAATGCAGCAGTCAGCGCAAGGATTAACTCTGGCTAATGCGGCAACGGCAGCGGGTACTCAGTATCAGCCAATGAATATTCAGGCACAGACAGTAGGGCAAACTGACCTCTCTCAATACACAAACCCATTCGAATCGCAAGTAGTAGACCAGACAATGGCTGACTTAGAGCGAGCGCGGAAAACACAGCAAAATGTTTCCGACTATCAGATGGGCAGAGCTGGCGCTTTTGGCGGTTCTCGGCACGGCATTGCTGATGCTGAATCTAACAGAAATTTTTATGACCGTGCAGGTGCATTAGC